CTCTGCCTGTTAGGGATGACTGATAAGGAGTTGGCTGAACATTTCGACATACATGAAGCCACCCTGTATCGATGGAAGGATGCGCACCCCAGCTTTCGCGAGGCCATAGCAAACGGGAAGGAACTGGCAGACGCCGATGCAGCCTACGGACTGCTTCAAAGGGCGAGGGGAATGACCCTGCCAGACGTGCATGTGAGCAACTACATGGGCAGCATAACGGTGACGCCGCTGGTCAAACACATTGCGCCAGACCCCAAGGCTGCCGAGATATGGCTGCGCAACCGGCAGCCCAAGCGCTGGAACAAAACGATCGACCTGGGCGAAGGCGGCGGCATGCTGGGTATCTTCATCAATGAATCTCTGCGGCCGGCAACCAAGGGCGCCACATGACCTCCAGCTTTCGCCCCAAGCACAGCCACAACAACTTCCGGGTGCAGCCAGCAGCAGCCGGCGGCCTCGAAGCGGTCTGCACCAAGCGGAAGTACGACGACGAGCGGCAGGCAAAGGACGCCATGAACCGGGCGCTGCACATGGGCATGACTGGCTACTACCGCTGCCAGCACTGCGAATCTTGGCACATCAGCAGCCAGCGCAATCGGTCACCCTGGGCGCACCTACCAAGACTGCCGCCTGACGAGCTCAATGTGTGCATGCAGATCCGGCGAATACTTCAAACCCTGTGATGGATTCCTCCACTTTCATGGCAAATCAGCAACAAAAGCGGTCGCAATTTCCCACTTTGTCAGCGTTGTGCGCCGAGCTGAAAGCGGCGATTCCCCACAATGGCACTCTATTTCCGGTAATTTGGTAATGCAGCATGCTTGAAAACCAAGAAGGCCGAGCGATCGAGTACTACCCGCCCGGCAATGTCTCGCTTCAGTTCCTGAAGTCTGAGGCATTTATCAGCGCCCTTATGGGCCCGATTGGCTGCCTGGGCGCCAATGCCGAATACCTGACCCCAAAGGGCTGGAAGCGCATGGATCAGTACATGGCCGGCGATCTGGTGGCCCAATGGCATCCCGATACCGGCCAGGCTCAGTGGGTAGCGCCAAGCGCACACCACATATACGACTGTGGCGAGCTGATCCGGTTCGATTCCGGCGGACTGGTGATGGAGGTTTCAGAAGAGCATCGCATTCCCCATTGGGATTATGCGGGCCGATTTGCAGTGAAGACCGGCGCCGAAATCGAAGCAAGGCCATCAAAGCGCACAATTCCAACAACATTCAAAGCGCCGATTTCCGATGGGCTGCCGATGAGCGACGACATGATCAGGTTTGCAGTGATGATGCACGCCGATGGCCACTATCCCAAGGCGAGGAAGCGGGCGTCCGCCACATTCAGAAAGGAGCGTAAGAAAGAGCGATTCAAGGCGCTGATGGCAAGGCTTGGCATTGAGTGGCGGAAGATAAGCGGGCATATAGATCGCCCAACCCAAGAGACCTATACATTCGAGCCGCCTTACGTTGGCAAGCGCTATGGCGCCGAGTGGTACATGGCCAGCGAGCATCAGCTGGCGGTTATTGTCGATGAATGCAGATATTGGGACGGGCTGGCGGGCCCGCTGGGCGATCACGAAGAAATCAGGTATTTCAGCAGCCACAAGGAAGACGTGGATTTTGTTCAGTACGCCTGCCATGCGACAGGCCGACGGGCGTATCAGTCTGTGGTGGTGACCGGAAACGAAGGTTGGGCGCCAAACTACAACCTATACATTCGCACCAGTGACAACCCAAAGAACCGCGCTATGATCCGGTGCGACAACACCAGGATCAGCCGAGTCTCGACCAGCGACGGAAAGAAATACTGCTTTACCGTTCCAACTGGATTTTTTGTTGTTCGCTTCGAGGACACAATCTTTGTAACCGGCAACTCCGGCAAGAGCACGGCCTGTGTGATGAAGCTGTTGCGCAACGCCAGCCTGCAGCCCATGACTGCCAGCGGGTTCCGCCGGTCGCGCTACGCCATCATCCGCAACACGGCGCCGCAGCTGAAGACGACCACCATGCAGACGTGGCATCAGTGGGTTCCCAAGAATCTAGGCCGCTGGGTAGGCCAAGGGCCGCCGACACACCACATCATCGACCCGGTAACCAAGATCGACATGGAGGTCTGGTTCGTGGCGCTCGACAGCCCGGACGACGTGAAGAAGCTGCTATCGATGGAACTGACCGGCGCCTGGATCAACGAGGCCCGGGAAGTGCCCAAGGTGATTCTGGACGGCCTGACCGGTCGCGTCGGCCGCTTCCGCCCGTCGGTAACCGAGCCGCACCTGTGGCCATACAACCCGCAAGTGATCATGGACACCAACCCGCCAGACTCCGACCACTGGTGGTATGTGCTGTCCGAGAACGACAACAGCACCACGTTCGGCCGCGAAATGCTGCGAAGCATGGCAGAGGCTGAGTCTGAGCTGCGCCAGCTTGGTCTGCTGCGCCAAGGCCAGCGGCTGTTTGAGTTTCTGAAGCAGCCCGGCGCCTATGATGTCGGCGCCGAGAACATCGAGAATCTGCCGCCCGGCTACTACGCCAAGGCCAAGGCCGGCAAGACGGCCGATTGGGTGGACGTGTACGTCAACGGCAAGTACGGCTTTGTGCGTGACGGCAAGCCGGTATTCCCTGAATACAACGACCGCTTCCACTGCCGCGAGTTCGAGCTGATCCCCGGCCTGCCGATCAGTGTCGGCCTCGACTTCGGATTGTCGCCGGCGGCAGAGTTCGCCCAGCGCACACCTGAAGGGCAGTGGCGCATTCACAGCGAGATTGTGGGCGAAGGTATGGGCTTGAAGCGATTCGCAGAGGCGATCAGGGCGCATGTGGGTGAGCTTTACCACGGCTACAAGATCACCCGCATCACCGGTGACCCGAGCGGCGACAACCGGAGCGCCATCGACAAGGAAGAGCGGAGCACGTTTCAGATACTGGCTTCCTACAAGATCCACGCAAACCCGGCATCGACAAACAACTTGGTGCCGCGCATTGCCGCAGTGGTCGAACCGCTATCCCGGCTGATCAATGGCGAGCCCGGCATTCTGATTCATCCGAACTGCAGGATACTGCGCAAGGGCATGATGGGCGGCTATGCCTACAAGCGCGTGCAGGTCATAGGCGACCAGCGCTATCAAGACAAGCCCGACAAAAATATGTACAGTCACCCGGCAGACGCCTTGCAATACTTGCTGCTTGGCGGTGGTGAGTACTCACGTATAATCGACGCCGGCAACGAAAGCGGCCCCATGGAACGCCTTGAACTCTACACGCCAGCCGTTGACGGAGTGATGTGATGAAGAAAGATCAGACCGACAGCAAACCGGGACGGCCCTACCTCGATGAAGACGAGGGCGGCTTTCGCGGCGCCGGCAGCGACGACGACTCGAAGGGCGCGCAGCAATACGAGAGCGACCCGTCCAACGGCCCAACTTCCGAACAGAAGCTGGGCGAGCGCCTTGATGCCTTCGGTATGTCGCTGGCAAAGTCGAGGGCTGAGGCCATCGCAGCCCGTCAGACCTCTGGCATTGAGGACATTTGGCGCGAGGATGAAGAATTCAAAGAAGGTATAGACGACCTCAACCGACTGGACGAACGCGTTATTAACCGCACCAAGCCGGCCACTGGCACCGCCTACGCCGGCCCACCGGTAATGCCGAACCGCTCCAGGGTATTCCCCAACATCACCGGCCCCTACACCGACGCTTACGCTGCCCACATTTCCGACATCCTGCTGCCGACCGACGAGGCGCCATGGAAGATCGAGCCTACGCCGATACCTGAAGTTGACGAGCTTGCTGCCGAATATGCCAAAGGGCTGGCCATGCAGCCGGATCAGGGCGGCGCACCGAAGGGCAAGAAGCCGCGCGGCCTGAGCTGGATAGCGCGAGTCTCGCAGTTGATGCGCAGCGGCCAAGACGCAATGGCTGCCGCAGTGTCGGAGCAGAACGGATCGCAAGCCGGCGACGGCATGACCCCTGAACAAGCCTTCAAGGCGAAAGAGCTGGCGCTTGCAATCGCCAACGCTGTGGGCGAACGAATCTGGGACTGGCAGGTGGAATGCCAGTGGAATGCAGAGGCCCGCGCAGTCATTGAGGACGCTTGTGGGCTTGGCGTCGGCATCCTCAAGGGGCCGGT